GCCCCTGGCCCCAGACCGCCTGGAAGAGCGGGTCGGATACCTAGTAGCGCTGGACGGGGACGAGATGGAAATCGGGCCCGGGTCGGACAGGCCAGTTATCGGACAAGAGGCCGGAAACAAGGAGCAGGACAGTGGCCAACCCGATTGACAACATCCCTCCTGAAAAGCGCGGGAACCCAGCCTGGGTGAAGGGCGGAGACTCGCCCAACCCGGGAGGCCGGCCCAAGAAGCTGGTGGCCATCGAGCGCATGTTGGACGAGGAGCACCGCACCCCGGAGAACATGCGGGCGGTGTTCCAGATCCTGCGTGACCTGGCAACCAACGGCGTCACCGTGCCTGTCTTCGACAAGGGCATGCAGTGCGGGGAGAAGACCACCTTTCACCCGGGCTACATGGAGCTGTACTTGAACCGCGTCATGGGCCCGGCGCGTGAGCCAGACATCGACTTCAGCGACGCGGACGACGAGACGCTGGCCTACCTGCGGGACAAACTGCGTCTGAAGCAGTGACGCGGTGACCGAGGCGCAGCTAAAGCGCGCGGTCGAGCGTGAGACGAAGCGTCGCGCGGCCATCGCCCGGGCGCAATTAGTGGACGAGCGTCCGCGATGGTCGCTGGAGGAGTTCTGTGGTGACCACGCCGCCCAGCTCGCTGCGTGCCGCGACCGATCGAACTGGATTCACCTGCTGTGCGACCGCCAGTCAGGGAAGACCTGGGCGGACATGGGGATCCTGCTCGACAACGCGATCGCCAACCCCAACAGCGTGAACGTGTTCCTGGGCCTGGTGGGCGTGGGCCTTGAGCTGAGCGTCTGGCCGAAGTGGAAACAGCTGCTCGACAAGTACAACATCGAGCGCTCAGACGACGAGTCGCTGCGGACCAGCTACTTCACGAACGGCGCCATGGTGGCGTTCGCCGGCACGACGGACCGCGAGCACATCAAGCGCTTCCTCGGCAACCGGCTGCACAACAGCGTATTCATCGTCGACGAAAGCCAGGACCAGCCCAGCAGCATCCTGACCTACCTGTTCGAGCAGCTGCTGCCGCCGATGATGACTCCCACCACGCGGGTCATCATGAGCGGCGTCCTGCCCGACCTGCCCGTGGGCTACTTCCTGGATCGGGCGACGTTCGACGTGGAATCGAAGACTGGCGGCAAGGGCAAGAAGTGGAGCCACCACAGCTGGGGCAGGCTCAACAACCCGTTCACGCCCGAGGCCGCGACGATGCTGGCGGCGCTGGAGGCTGAGAAGGGCGCCGAAGACCCGCAACTGATGCGCGACTGGAAGGGCGTCAAGCGTGTCTGGGACACCAGCCTGACCGCCTACCGCTACAAGCCCGCCCGGGACCAGTGGACGGGCGTACCGTGCGACTGGGCGCTGGCGGACATGCTGCTGCCGGGCCGGCTGATTGCCGTCGTCCCACCCAAGGGCATAGACCGGTTCGCCATCGGCCTGGACCCGGCCGCGACCGCCGACCGCTTCGCGATCGTCCTGTGGGGCTGGTCGAGCACCACGCCCATGGGGCTGTGGCAGATCGCCGAGTGGGTCACCGCCCGCGGCGCGAACGCCCTGGAGTCGCAGTATCTCGAGGTCATCAAGGTGCTCAAGGCGAAGTACGCGCCCTGGGGCACCATCGGCCGCGTCATCCGAGACGCCGGGAGCTCGCGCACCACGAACGACCTGCTCTGGCAGAGCCACAACATCATGATCGAGCCGGCCATCAAGGGGCCTGGCTCGCTGCGCGCGCGCGTGGACCGCCTGGCGGACGTCCTGGGCACCGGCCAAGGTCACATCCTCGCCGGCTCCGAGCTGGAGAACGATCTCAAGCTGGCCAAGTGGTCCCTGAGGGCCCGGGAAGAGGGCCGGTGGGAGTTCGACGGCTCGCACCACCCGGACGTTGCCGACGCCGGCACGTACGGCGCCGTCGCGTTCTACGAGACCGCGGAGAAGCCGGTCAAGCGGGAGGACGTGCCCGAAGATGTGGCCCTGGCGCGCGAGGCGGAAGAGGCGGAGCGCCAGCGCTGGAAGGAAGCCGTGGCCCCGCCGATGGCAAGGCCGCGCGACTCGTCGGCGCTGTGGGGCAGGCGCAGCGGGTTTTAGGACGCAGGGGCGGAAACTCCGCGCGTTAGTAGGGGGGATCCCGTCGCTTGGTAGATGACCGTCGACGAGTTGCTGGCGTTGGCCGCGCGCGTTCCCGCGAACGTGCGTCGACTGGAGTTCGACGACACCGACATGGCGCAACCGAAGCGCCTCGGCCGCGTGGTCATCGAGACCGCGCCCGCCCTGGCGCCGCTGCCCCCCGCGCCCGACACCAAGCCGGCCGAGCAGCCGCGCAGCGACGTTGACGGCGCCTTCGCCATCCCACCGACGTTCGTGGAGTGATGGGGCGCGAAGCAAAGGCCAAGGCCGAACGCAGGCGCCAGCGCGAGGCCATCCGCGCCAAGGCGCCGCCGATCGAGCGCCTGGCTGCGCGCCTGGACCTGGAGAAGGCCCGCGACGCCCACCGGGCGCAGATGCTCGCCCAGGGCTGGGTGTTGAGTGGCTGAGCCGTTCCCGCGCGCCGGTGCCGATACCCAGCGGCGGACGAACCGCTGGTGGACGGCCAAGCGCAAGAGCGAGAAAGACCCGCTGGGCTCCGACGTCGCCGGCTGGCTGACAACGGTCGCGACGAAGCTGGAGACCGCGCAGACACAGCGGCGATGGCGATCGCTGGTGTTCTACCGCCACTTCACGGGCCGGCCCCAGGTGGCGCAATTCGCCTACGGTATGGCCCGCCGCCCGAGCGGGATGGCGAGCTACTACAGCGGCTTCAACTTCAGCCCGCCGACGTACAACCTGATCGCCAGCTGCGCCGACGTTTACGTTAACCGGCTGCTGCGGCAGCAGATGTTCATTTCGACGCTGCCCGAGCGTGGGGCGTTCGAGCAGCGGCAGCAATCGAAGATGATCCAGATGTGGGTCGAGGCCGGCCTGCACGAAACGGGGTTCTGGGAGCAGTTCACGAAGATGGGGATCGACGGCCTTTGCTACGGATCGGGCCGCATGAAGATGGCCGAGACGATGCGGGGCAAGCCCGGATGCTTTCGCGTCCACCCCGACGAGCTGCTGTACGAAAATGAGGACGACGACAACCCCTCGACGGTCATCCAGCGCGTCTGGGCGAACCGCGAAGACGTCATGGACCGCTACGGCAAGACGCTGGAGATTCGCGAGGCGATCAACACGGCCCAGAGCGCTTACCCGGCGTTCTACTTCGGCGAGGGGACGCTGGATTGCCAGGACGTGATCCCGCTGCTGGAGGGCTGGCGCGTCCAGCGGGTGAACGGCAAGCCGGGGCGGCACGTGCTGGCGGTGAGCAACTGCGCGATCGAAGACGAGGGCTTCACCGAGGAAGAGCTGCCGTTCTTTGGGTGGGACTTTCACCAGCTGCCCAGCGGCATTTTCGGCCAGGGCATCGCCGAGATCCTGCTGCGGATCAACGAAGAGCTGGACCGCCTGCTGGCCGCCGACACCGAGAACGGCATGCGGGGCGCCTGGCCCAAGGTGCTCTGTCCGAGCGGCGCCAACGTGAACCCGGCGGCGCTGGGTGACACGTCGATGGCGATGGTGAAGTACGACGGGCCGATTGAGCCCAAGTTCGTGATCCCGCCGACGATGGGCGAAGAGAACGTGGCCCGGTTCGAACGACTGGAGCGCATCGGCAAGGCCCGCGTGCACATCAGCGACGTGGCCATCAAGGGCGAGGCCGGCGGCGGCGCGAACGCCAGCGCGGTGGCCCTGGAGAAGCGGACGCAGATCGACGACGCGAACTTTGCGGAGATGGGCCGGCGGCTGGAAGAGACCGTCGAGACCGCCGCGCGCCACCTCATCAAGCTCGGCAAGAAGCTGAAGCCATCGTTCACCCTACCCGGCCGGAACCGCCAGCTCATCAAGTGGGACGCGGTGAAGCTGCTCGACGGAAAGACGGTGGGTATCCAGGCGATCGGCATGAGCCGGTTCCCGCAGAGCATCGGCGGACGCCAGGAGCTGCTCGACAACATGCTGGCCAACGGCACTATCAGCCGCGAACTGCACACGCGGTTCTCCCAAGTGCCCGACGTCGACGGCCTGCAGGACGAGCTGAACGCGCCCTGCGATGCGGTCGACAAGATGCTCAGCAACATCCTGAGCACCGGCGAGTACGAGCCGCCGATGCCCTTCATGGATCTCCAGTACGCGAA